GGTGCCCGTGAAACTAGGCGCGCCGGAAAAGGTGGGATTCCCGGAGAACGTCGGATTGCCCGCAAACTGACCTAACACCGCTTGGATCACCTGATCGGCGTTCACCGCGAACCCCGGACCCGTAACGAACGCGGTTTTGAGCCCCTTGGAGGCAATGATGACTTCTGCGGCGACGTGCGGCTCCCCGATCCGTCGAGAGAAGAGCCCGCTATCCACCATTTCGATGCGCGTCACGACGTCGGTGTCCCGGGTACTCCGTCCCACATTGGTCACCCGCTGGCCGTTGAGATCGAGCGCGGCATGATAGACTGGCTGCTGGCTGTCCCGCCCGCTCAGCGCCCCCAGCTCCGTCGAGATGGCCAGGAGCCGCGTGTTCAATTCCGCGATCAAGCGGTTGATCCCGTTGACGGTATTATCTTGGACCGGGGCCACGCTGAGGATCTCTTGCGGCATCTTAGCTGCCCACCACCATCGTCATGAGCAGGCCCCCGAGCGCCTGCGAGGCATCGGCAAAGGCCACGTTGCGATGGTCACTGTCGCGGCGGAATTCTCTCGCCAGCACGGCCAAGCTGTACGGCAGGTCAATCCACGTCGGATAGTCCACGCGGAGGTCGCTGGCAATCACGGCGATCGTGCCTCGGGGATAGTCGAGACCGAACGGGGCGCCGTGGACAAAGATCTCGGGGTCGGCGCTGGATTCGGGAGATGGAAACAGCCGGATCTCGTGGCGGTCGAGCTGCTCCGTGGTGTACGCGATGGGCGCGCCCACGAGATCCCGCCAGTGCGGGGCATGGGCCTCCAGTTCCCGGAGCGTGACCCTGGACAACAGGACGTCGTCGTAGAAGACGCCCAGGATTTCCACGATGGCCGCGTCCACGCTGTAACTGCCTTGCCTGGCCACCGCTGGAACCAGTTGCCAGGTCGTGAAGAGGCCTTGATGGCCCAGATCCGTGGCGATGTCGGCGTAATAGTGATCGATCTGCGGCGTTTCGGTGGCGATGCCTCCGAGGAGCCGCACGAAGGCCAGGGCATCAACTTTCGGCATGGGTCAGGAGGCCACGAGGCGGCCTTGCAGGCTCGCTGCGAGGGCGGTGAGCGGGCTATAGACCCGCTGTTTGAGGCAGATGAGGGCCTCCGCGAGATCCACCAGCAGGGGCACGGTGTCATCGGGAAGTTCAATGGCCACCGTATCGTCGCTGAGATCCGCCGTGAGTTTGGCGTAGACCAGGGTCACGGTATCGGCCGCCGGCTTCGAGGGCCAGAGCACCAGAAGATCCCGCCCGATCATCGACCAGAGTTCAAACTGGGGCCCGATGGCCCGACCCCAGGCTCTATCGAAATACCAAAACTCCTTCCACAGCACCTTCTTGAGATCCCGCGCGCCCTCCTGGACCCCGAGCATCCGCAGCGCCGCGGGGGCCTGAGCAGGATCGGACACCTTGTAGATCTGCTGGTAGGGCACGGTCGGGAAGCTCAGGGTATCGACCACGTACCCATCTCGGGCGTTGACGATTCGCTGAAGATGCGTCAGCAGGAGCCGGCAGGTGACGCGCGAGGTGCCGAGGGCGTGCGTGTCCCGGACCCGCGCGAGAAGCTGATCCACGAGCTGCCCGGCGACGTAGGGCATCTTAGATCGGCCATCTATCTAACACAATGTCCCGCGCCGTGATGGTGTCGCGCCGGGCCCCCAGGCCGAAATTCCTCGGGAGTTGCAGAATCATCGTCACATCGTCCACCCCGAGATCCGAGCGGATGGCCTCGATGACTTGGTTCTCCCACGCCGTCGCCTGGCTCCGGTAGGCGTTCATCCAGTAGCCCGCCAGGTCCGGTTTCCCGGCGCGCACTGCCTGGGCGGCCTCGTACCGCATCGCGTCAATCAGGGCACCCTCGATGATGACGTGCGGGTCGATTTGCGGAGGCAGGGGGGCATGGAAGGCGAGTTCCGGCGGGGTGGACCAGTAGACGTACCGGATCAATTCGTCCTGGCTCGGATACGGGAAGAACTCCACCCGCTTGGTGCCATCGGTATCGACAGCCGTTTCCGCCCACGCGCTCGGCCCTCCGCCAGCAGCGGCCGACCGGCGATCCGGGTCTTCATGATCGAGTTCTGCCAGGCTCACGTTCTCCAATAACTGGCCCCGACGCATATGAACCATGTCGCCTAGCCACCGGACGGTCGGCAGCAAGCGCGTGCGCTGCTCGGCAATCGTGGCCGATGCCGTGGCGTTCGTGGTTTCGAGAAAGGGGATGGTGAGCTGGAGCGCCGTGATCGGGCCTGATCCAATGACGGCCGCGATCTCGTACCAGTTCATGGCGGGCCGGATGAAGCGACCCACGAGAGACAGGCTCGGGTTTGCTGGATCGGTCGAGAAGCCTGTGGGCGTGGCCCAGGCCGCGGCGGCCGTCGCATCCGGCGTGACCACCACCGACCCCTGGGTGACCGACACCGTGCCAGCGGACATCGTCGCCGGGAGGACGACTTCGCCGACCTTGCGAAGATGACGGAGGCGGCCCCGGCTGGCGATCCGCTGATACCGGCGGGCGACCCACTGGGCACACAGGAGATGCCCGGCGGAGGTGTCGATGGCGGCCAGCACCTCCCGCGCGCAGGACTCGACGGTGAAGGGTGGCGGCATGGTCAGGCCATGCTAGGCCGACCGGACCTGCCGCACCCGACCCGTATGGCGGTACTTCCCGCCGTCTTTCTGTTCCTTCCGTTCCTCGCTCTTCATGATGGCCACGGCCTGCTTCTGATCCGTGACTTTCTTGCCGGTCTTCGACCCGCTATGGAGCTTCCCGGCCTTGAACTTCGCCATCACCTCGCTGCTCGGCATGGCCTAGCTCAGATCCGGGTGGCACGCCAGCCCGTTGAAGAGCGCCACGGAATTTCCGCCCGTCACCTGGTTGACCGGCGTGTTGGCCGGGGCGAACCACACCGCCGCCTCGTTGGCGGCGGCAACCACGTCCGTGCAGCCCGCGAAGAACGAGTTGTTGTCGAAGAACATCATGGCGTTCCCGAGCCCGGCGCCGTCGATCCCCACCGTCAAGGACGTGCCCAGGTTGAGGAACTGGCAGCCCTTGAAGATGATCGTGCAGCGGCCCAGGCCGGCCGTGGTCTTGAGGAACGTCACCTGCGCGTTGTCGGCGTTCATCACGAACACGCAGTTCTCGAACACGACGCGGGCGGGGGATCCCCCGGACTGGCCCAGATCGATCATCGTGCCGTTCGTCCAGGCCACCGTGTCGCCGCCGAAGTAGCAGTTCTTGAAGTATTGCTCCGCGGCCTGGATGCTCACCAGCTTGAACGCCGCATCGTCCAGTGCCGTGGCGATCGTCGGCAGGAAGTGGCAGTTGACGAAGCTGTTACGGGCACCGGTCACGGTCAGCAGGTTGAGATCCGTCGCGGCGAGTCCATACGGGAAGTAGACGTTGGCGAAGGTATTGCCCTGTCCACTCACGGTCAGGAGCGAGGCAATGGTGGCCGCATGGCCCACCCGGGAGCGCTGGTTCTGCATCGCGGGGCCGTACATGCCCACGAGATGCGTTTCGCTTTTCGCCCAGGTCAGGGCGGCCGACAGGATGTGCGAATCCGGCGTCAGCAGGATCGCCTCGTTCCGCCCGCCTTGCGTGAGGCCATAGGCGGTGGCGAGACTCGTGTGGAAGAACTCACCCGGAAGTTGGCCACCCCAGTACTGATAGGGCGTCAAGCCCGACGTGGATTTGGCCACCAGCCGGGTTTCACTGATGCCGACCAAGCCCAGCCCGGAGAACGCCGCACTCGACAGCTCCCGCAACCGTGAACTCATGGCCGACTCCTCTGCCCGAAGGCGTCAGACTGCGTCAGTTCCGCCTCACTCACCCCGTGCTGCCGTCAATTCCTCTCCACGAGCCGTAGCCCTTGGTGTGGCGCTGGTAGCTGGTGAAAATCGCGTTTTTGGTCCACGGATCGTCGAAGGAATCGAAGATCGGATGATCACGCCACCGGAAATTCAGGTCATGGACCCCCTTGGCGGCGGCGACGAACCAGTTGGTGGTCGTGGTCAGGTAGTGGTTCACCATCCACGAGAGATCCTCTTCGATGAGGGCGTTGATCTCGTTGTCGGGGCTGTACGGCCGGCCACTCGATCCGAGGATCTCGCGGGCGGCGAACTTGTTGACCGGCGCCAGGATGACCATGACGGGGGCCATCAAGCGCGGCAGGTTGCGCTCGTTGGTCATGTTCTCGAACCGCGTGCTCGCGGCTTGCAGGCCCGTGATCGAGAATCCGATGTCCGGCGAGGGCCGGTTGGCCCGGGTCACGCCATCCAATCCCACGTGGGCGGTCGAGCACAGCGATTCCGCCGCGGTGAAGCCCACGAAGGACGTCGAAAAGGCGTTGTTGAGGACAGAGTGGGCGTCCACTTCGATGCGGTTGCGCGAGGCGCGGGCGAGTTCTCCCACCATTTCTTTCGCCACGCCGTACAACTCATCCCGCCAGCCCTCCCAGGTAAATTCCAGCGCCAGCCCGAAGGGTTCAGCGGTATACGTCTTGGTGCCGCCCATGAGGGGCTGATCCAGCGTGAAGCTCTCGCCTTCGGGCTTCTTGGGCATGGTGCCCAGGCCCGAGACCTGGAGATCCTTGTCCGGGTTCCAATCCATCTCGCTCACGTTGGCCCACAGGGAATACTCCATGGGCCGCTCTTTTCCGGTCTCCACGAAGACCCGGTTGAGATCCGGCGCTAACAGCGGGGCGATTGATCCGCGGCCGATAGGCATAGGTCAGGTCCCTCCTAGTAGGTGCCCGACCCGGCGTTGGCGCCGCCGCGGGCCGTGTTCGTGAGAATCATGTAGACACGGCCATCGACCGTGCCCACCGCGTCCTTGAAGCCGACCACGATCCCGCCGCCGGTATCGGACACCGCATTGGCGTCGAGATACCAGTTCGTGGTGCCCTTGGTGATCGGGTAGACCTTCCACATATTGGCCGCTGCGAGGGTGTGAGTGCCCGCCGTCGAGTCCGACAGCGTGATCTCGATAACGGTTTGGGGTCCCAGCCAGTAGAGCGCCACTTCGGCCGAGGTGACGCCCGTCGCCGAATCCCGCGCGAGCCCGAAGGCGCGTTTGGTGACGCCCGAGGCGTCGATGGGGCTCGCGGACTCGGTGATGAGCCCAGAGTCGTCGTCCTGCACGAAGGCGCCCTTGGTGTACGTCTGAGCCGCCTTCTCGGCCCCGTAGAGCAGGGGCGAGGATGTGAAGCCGATGTGCTTCGCGTACAGGGCGGGTTTCGGTTGCGTGGTCAATGCCATGGTCGATGTCTCCTTATGGTGTTATGCCGGGGACATTCCCGGTCCGAATCATCTTGTCGAAGCGTTGCCCCGCCATTTGCCGAGCAGCAGCCCCGGACTGCATCCGCTTGAGGAGTTGGTCGTTGGGGTTGGTATGGACGATGATCCCCTGCCCCGCGTAGCGGTCCCCCATCTCCTGCAAGGCGGTCGTCACGCCGGATTCCATGGCCCGTTGATGGGCCTCGCGCTGCCGGCGGAGGCGCAGATAGCGGTCCTTCTGCATCCGCATGAGGATGACGTCGCCGAGGCGGCGTGTGGTATCGGCGGCCATGCCCCGGAGTTCGAGGGCCTCCGGCATGTCCCCCTGGACGACTTCCCAGCCCTCAGTGAGCTTGTACTTGATGTAGCGACCGTGAAAGGCCGACTGGACCCAGCAATACTCAAACTCCGGCTGGGCATTCGAGACTTCCAGCTCGTTGAAGTGCTGCGCGAGTTCGTTCTCGACCTCGAAGGTGCGCGGGTCGATCGTGCCGACGTCGGCATTGGCGGCCTCCGCAGCCTGCGCAAGGGGCTCGGCGCGCTCTTTCAGCACCTCGCGCCGGGCGTCTCCTGGGGGCGGGAGCGCCTCTACACCGGGTCCTACGGGGATCGTCTGTGCCATGCTTCCCTCCGTCGCCCGGGGGGAAGCGACTGCTCGATGTTGCGACCGAGAAGGCTGTCGCCTACCTGTACGCCGCCGTCTTGGTCATGTATTCCTGCCAGGACTGGTAGCCCATCCGTTTCGCCAGATCGTCTTCCGTCATGCCGCGAAACGCCAAGGCCGCCTCCGCCGTCTCGCCGCCGAGATCGTAGGCCGTGGGCACCTTGGTCGTGTCCCGTCCCACTTCGCGTCCACTGCGCGAGCGCCCGGCGAGTGCCTCGGGACGTTCCTCTGCGGCGGGCTTACGGAGCGCGGCTTCCTGGGCTTCGGCGGTGAGTTCGTCGATGTGCTGCCCCACGATGGCGTTGTGCGCGTAGGCATAGACGCCCGGACGCATCTTGATCTGCGGAGGGAGGGCATCGACCATCGCGTCGATGTCTTTCTTGAAGCGCTCGTAGTACTTGAGACTGACGACTTCACTCCGCTTGTTCAGCTGGGAGAACTGATCCATCCCGGTGGCTTCGAGTTGGTTCACCCGAGCCGCGTAGCGTGCTTCCTGCTGGGCGTCCCACCGCTCGACGGTGGCCAGATCCCCCTGCTGGATGGCTTCGACGTACTGGGCGCGTGTCACCTGCCCCGCCGGATCGGGGGTGGGCACCGGCTCCCGTTGACGGGAGAGCGTCGTGTCCATCGTCTGCCGCATCCCGGTCAAGGCCTCGGTCAACGCCGACATGGACCCCTGCATGGTCGTCTGGAACTGGCGAAACTCCTCGGCGGGGACGAACTGGGGGGCTGTCGGCTCCGACTCGTTCGGATTGGGCTCGTCAGGCTCCCCGTCAGCCCCGCCCGCGATGAACGGAAGCCTACGTAGGGCGCTTGCTTTGTATAGACCGGAGTTTGGCATACACACGCTCCTCTTGCTGGCTCATTGTGACGAATTTGAGCACCGCGTCAAGTGATTTCTTCTGCCCCCGGGCCTCCAAAGTCGCCTCCCAGGTCATCGCCGCATCCTGGTCCCGCTGACATTGGGCCTTCCGGGCTTCCAGCCACGCGATGAAATCCGCCTCAGCCCCTTCATCCTGCCCCAACCACTCACGCCATCGGCTCCCCGCCATTGGGCCCTCCTGGAGGTTGATTCTGCCCCATCCCGAGGGCTAACCCGCCGACCATATTGGATAATCCGACGAGGCCGTCTCGGCTCAACCCGTCGATGGAATCCAGTTCTTCTTCCACATGAATGATGAACGCCTCGGGATCACGGATCGTGTCGAACGTCCGAATCGTCCGGTCGATGATCTCCCCGGCTGCCGCCGCCACCTTCCGGGCGACGTCGCGCACCTGCGGCGGTGTCTGAGGGTTGGCGGCGATGGCGACCAACTGGATCGTCTTGTCGTAATACTGCGCCAAGATATTGACCAGCATGAGCGCGTTCTGGCGATCCGCGTCCCGGTTGACCGAGGCGCTGCTCGCGGTCATTTCAACCGACACCGCCTCATCGAACTCAGGATCGCGCAAGAGCGCAATGACGAGCGCCCCATCCTCGGCCCCGATGACGCGCTGAATGTGCTTCTCGACGTCCTTGTCCCCCGCCAAGAGCCGTTCCTGGTAACGGTAGAGACATTGACGGACCGCTCCGGCTGCTGCGAACCGTACCGAGTCGAAGGCCGGGGTAAACCGGCGATTCACTTGCTGCAACATGCTCAGCGCCGTGATCCCCGGCGTCCGCGAGCCGAGCACCGCCGAGGGGCGCGGGGTGGACATATCGTTGATCCCGATGCGCCGTTCCGCGAGCGAAATCGTGATCGCTTCGGCGGCGGGGGCACTGGGGTAGACGTCTGCCATCTGTTCGGGTTTCAGGTCATCCGGGTCCTGCATGAACTGCACCTTGCCGGGCCAGACCTTCATGGTATCCGGCACGGACCCCTCACGCGCCTTCCAGAACCGGGCATTCGCCAGGAACATGTTGAGCGTGCGGAAGTTGTGGATGTCGGAGGTTTCTTCCTGATAGGGCCGGACCATGTCGATGACCCCGATCCCGTAGAAGAGATGGGCGCGGCGCTGATAGTGCATCGCCTCAATCGGGCGAGTATCGTAGCCGTTCCAATCCACGCGCAAAATCGACTGCGAGGTGCGATCCCACGCCACGACGAGATCCTCGTCAAACCCATCCCCGTCGATGTCGAAGTAGAGGTAGAGTTCAAGGATTTCCGCGAGTTCCGTGATCTGCTGCGAGGAGGAGGTCCGCCCGAGCTGCTCCCGGCGGGATTTGGTCCATCCGATCGCCCCGACGGGGATGACGCCCGTGATGTCCCATTTCTTGGCCTTCGCCTTGTCCCGCAGTTCCGAAAACAGATACCACCAGCGCAACCCGACCCAGCGGGCGACCTGTAAATCATCCGCGGCGCCGCCGGGGAGAATCAAGTCCTCAATCGGATGGGTGAGAATCCGGGGCGCCCGCGAGGTGATCTTCTTGACCTTGGTTTTCTTCTGATGCTCCACGAACGGGATGTAGAGAGACCCCGTCCCCAACTGCACGTCGTCAAGGACCGACTGTTCGATCGCTGACCGGAGTGCCCACTCGTTGGCCGCGCCCCAGTTGATGAAGGCTTGGAGGGCCTTCGCGGCCTGGAGACTCGTCCGGCCATGCACCGCCCGCACGGTGAGTGTTGGCACCACGGTGAAGACGAGATCAATCACCTGGGCATAGATGGCGTCCGCGGCGATAGCCCCGAGCGTGATCTCCGTGTTCGGCGCGTTTTCCACCGGAATGTTGCGGACAATGTTTTTGGGGATGCCCTCGTAGAGCCGCAGATTCTCCCGCCACACGGCTTCCTGCGGGTTCCGAGCGGCTAAGGCCGCCTCGACTTCTTCGAGCAGATAGGCATGAAGTGCCCCCTTCCGCTCTTCCGAGATGTCGAGATCGACTTGGCGAGGATGCCGCTCAACGAGGCGCATGGAGCCTCATGGCGTCGAGCCGATGGCAAGGCCACGCACGCTGGCGATGACGGAGGCGGCCTGATTCAGGTTGACGGTCGCGTTGGTGGTGGCGCCCGCGTTGATCGTGCTATCAATGATGAGGAGCAGGCCCCCCGCCTTGAGCAACACCCCGGCATCCGTCTGGCCATCCAAGCGGATCGTCACGTCCTGATCGGCCCGGACGAGCAGCCCCTGCATCGTCGTGATCGCGCTCGTCGGCAAGGCTGTGAAGGTGGTCCCGTTACCATCCCCGACCTTCGTCGTGGGGTTGAAGGCCTGCACTTCATCCGCCACGACGCGGCGCACATAGGGGAAACCCGGCACCGGCTGGCCATCCACCTCGACGAGCACTGTGACTTTGAGCGCAGGCATTAGCGGGGCCTCGTGGTCGTATTGACGATGTACAAACAGAGCAACGGCACGATGAGCACAACGACGCCCAGGAGCACATCCCACACAAAGACGCTCATCACGTCACCTGATAGCCGAGGACGTCGATGTCCAGGGCGTTGGTTGTGAGATTGGTGGTGTTCGTCCAGAGATAGAACACCTGCTGTCCCACGTTCGGCAGTTGCACCGTGCCCCGGGTCGAGTTCCATTGGGCCGAGGCGGACACCTGGATGCGCGAGGTCATATAGTCTTTGGCGGTGATGTACCGGATCTTGGCGATGGTATCCACAGCCCCCCCATTACCCAAGCCCCGGGCCTGCACGTTGAGCAGGATCTGTGTCGCGTTCGCGGGCACGCTCGCGGAGAGCGCCACGGTCGTTTCCGTGGTCGCCGCCCCCGCAGCCAGGGCCACCACGGCGGTTTCGTACATCGCCCAGTCACCGTAGAGGCGCGTCGAGACGAGTTGCGAGCTGCCATCGAAGCGCACGGCCCCGGCGTAGGCCCACATCGTGTAGCCCGTGGGCAAGGTCGGCCCCGTGGGCGGGGCGACGGCGCTGGAGAGTGAGGCCAGGGTCGTGCCGTTCCAGATCCAGTAGAAATGGACGAACGTGGAGACCGTGAAGGCGGCGGCTTGATCCCGGCCGTTGATGATGGGGCCAGCCGTCGTCACGGTGTTCGTGAGACTGCCGGGATTATGCTGCACGGATTGGGTATTCGTACTCGACCGGAGGACCACGGCATCCGCGGCGAGATGGAACGTGGCGACGGTCGCCACGAAGGAGCGGTTGCCCCGCACGGCCCAGGTATTCGTCCCGGCACCACCGGAGACAATGATCTGAAAGAAATTGGGCTCCCAGGCGACCGTGACGCCACCGGCCCCGACCACGGTTGCGGGGACCATGCCGGTGCCGTCGGAGGCCATGATCGTGCCTGCGGGTAAACCGACAAGCGTTTGCGCCATCCCGCCCTGGGCTAAACTCAACGCAAAGCGCACCCGCGTGTCGGTGGAACTGGTGACGTTGCCCCCAGAAGTCACAACCGTGGCGATCCGAATGGCCCCGGCTGGCAAGGCCGGCGCGGAGCCCCCGGTGCCGACGAGATAGTGCGTGCCCGCGACGCGGGTGTAGCCGGTGAGATTCCCGGTCGTCTCGGCATTGGCGATGACGTAGTTGTTCTGGCCATTCGCAAAAGTGACCGACCCGCTCTCAGTGAGATAGAACCCGTTGGCGTAAGCGGTCAAGGCCGTGGGCGTGTGCGTGAGTCCAGAAGCGACGGGAAAGACGCCGCCGCTCACCACGAAATCGGTGAACATGTCCCGATACCGCTCGGCGTCCTCCTCCGCGAGGAAGGTTTGCAGATCCGTCAGGAACGCGGCGGATGCCGAAGGGATCGTACTGTGCGTCTGGGTGGTGACGGGCATTTAGCCGAACGCGCCCTTGTTCCCAGCACCCCGGCGATTCTGGCCTGGAATATCCCGCGGCTTCCGCACGGACGCGATCATTCCGGCCCGGGCAGAGGTGGCGAACGTGACGCCGGCCTTGAGATGCCCAGTACCGGCTTTGGCGTTGTCCTTGATTGCGGCCATGGGGTCTCTCCTATTGAAATTCGATGTAGAGCTTTCCGCTGGCCAGGGTCGGCACGACTAACCCAATCCAGGGTCCCGGCCCAGAGCGCGAGAGCAGGTTGTCCGATTCGACATAGTTCGCGCCAGAGGCGACGGAGGCCCACTTCACCTTCCCTGCGGCATCCGTGACCACGGCCGTGTGGCCCGCCGTCGTCGCCCCGACCCAGCGGATGCCCTTGACCGAGACGGGATCTGTCGTCAGCACCGTGGAGGCGGCGGTGTCCACGATCCATTCCGTCGATTGATAGGCGTTGGCCATCAGCCCCTCCCCACCATCTCGCGGAACACGCCGAGCTGGTTTTCCGCGGCCGCGATCTGTCCAGCGAGCGCCTCCAACCGCCCACGCTGGGTCCGCTCCTCCGCCTCCATGTCGGCCACCCGTGCCGCGTGGGCCGTTTGCGTCGCCGCCAGCATCTCGGCCATCTCCTGCTCGTGGATGGCGAAGGCTTCCCGGGCTTTTCGGCTGGCCGCCGACACCTTCGCCGCCTCGTCCGTAGCGCGCTGCGTCAAGGTCGCCACGGTGTGCGCGTAGGTGGCCTGCGCGGTGTCGATCTTCCCGTTGACGGTATCCAGTTCCGCTTGCGCGAGGTCGATGGTCGCCGCGATGCGGTCCAGGGTGGCCTTGGCTGAGGGGATAGCCGACTCGATGGTGGCCACCCGCTCCAGGATCGGCTTGATCTTCGTGAACACTTCGAACGAGGCCGAGAGGTTCGTGAGATCCCGCAGGGCGTCGCTGTACGGCGTGAGGCTCTCCAGGTCGTCGTCAGGCATGGGTGGTCTCCTCCCCGTGACAATGCGCTACATCGACGCAGGCTGTCAA